ACTGATAGGGGTGCCCTATCCTCCTTGAGCAAGTCTAGTTTACTAGTCACCTGCGGATCTGGAGTAAAGACACATATTAATATGTGTCGAATACCGAGTGGGCAATCGACAGGTTTGCGAACCCACAATGAGTACATATCTTATTTCGTTTTGCTGATATGTAACATGCGTTGCAGTAGATGATGAGTCTACAACTACAGTCCATAAACTTTACAGTGCAACCGGTAGCGTGATACATCACAACAGGGTAGTGTCACGGGAACAAACGACATGGGTAATGGGCAGGCAAGTCCTTTATTGATGGTAGTGCTGAATAGCACTACCATGGGTTCAAAGCGGCAAGTAATATAAATCCTTAAATAATAAAACTACTGAGTGAGCGATAGCGAACGAAGTGTTGTCCGAAGGACAACTTAAAAGTAATTTAATCCAGTTTTCTTAACCGTTTCCATGTGTTCTTCTATAATCTCATTGATGAATTTTCTTTCGGAATTAGACATGTTAAGGATGTCTTGGTAACTAGCACCACCGCGAAGATGCCAAGCCATGGATAATGCTGATTTTTTAATGCCCCCGACTTCTGTTTCCATACTTTTAATTAACTTCTCAACCTCATCGGGGGTTGCGTTTAGAAGCCTTAGCCGAAAAAATCGCTAGCGTTCAATGTGAAGGGTTGTTTATATTCATGGCTGCATCCGGCGCATTGAATATCTAATGGTTTTAATTCTGTGCTTGCTTTGAGATTAGTATTATAATCTCTCATGGTTTCATACATGCCAGCATCACAATTACGTAGGAAATCTAAAATAAAATCTTTCTCACGCACAACACCATTGGGGGTTTGGATATATTCTATTGATTTTGAAATCAATTGCATGGTTATATCAGTGATGCTTTTGATAGCTACTTGTGTTGCAGCTATTTTTTGCTTTTCATCTTGAATCTTTTCAATCTCAGCAAAACTCTTTTGAACATCAAATTGACCCAATGCCGCTTCATTCATCTCGGCATAAGTCATTGGTTTAAATTTTATGGATAAATTATTAATTTCTAATTTTTGATCGTAGTTACCCTGTTTTAAAGTTTGTAAAACATTGACTAAATTTACTCCATACGTATTTGTTTCTTTACATGAAGGACATGATGTAGTGACATCTAAGGTAGTATCGCCGCCGGCAGCTCTTATACCGATCAATATTGCGTCTAGATCGCTTGTTGTCAATCTCCAAGGATCTTTAATATTTGGTAAGCAACTTTTAATCACATCCGCAACAGCATTGCCGTTGAACAATGCATCAGGCGTTCTTAATGATATTTCATCGATTGCTGTCATAGGATAAACCGGCAATTCGCCGTTTTCCGGCATGTCTATCACATCAGGGCTATAGTCTTTACCCCTACTAGGTAGATTGATAAACACGGCTGGTCTACGGAAGTACTGTTTTAGCGGATTATTGTCCATATATTAAACCTCTTTAAATTTGGCATTTTTGCCAATTATAAATATATAAGTTGAGATATTTATAATTAGGTAAAATACCCATAAAAAATGACACCCGAACAATTACAAGACCTGTCCAATAATCTAAACGATCTACGTGCAGCTATTAATCAAATAGCAGGTGCAAGTAGCATCATGGCTAATAGTCTTAACAGAACTATACAGGGTTTAGGACAAGTCGATCCTACATTTAGACGAGCGGCATCAGCATTAGACGAAAGTGTTAATAGAACAAGACAAGCAGGAAATGCTATTCAACAAGAACAGCAGGTTGCAGCTCAAACAATTAGAAGAAATGCACAAGATCAAGAAAATGCTACTAGGGGTTATGTAGCATCTTTAAGAACTTTAACTAATGGACTAACATCGGCAACAGCTAGTTTGCAAAATCTATCTGGGATAGCGCAAATTGCAGGTAATTCAGTTTCTTCATTAGGTATAAAAATGGGCGCTGCCGGGGATAAAGCTGATGCGCTTGGAAGATTTGTTACCGGTATCGGCGAGAATATTTTTAAACAAGCGGAAGCATATAACGCTTTAAAAAACTCATTGCAACGAATGGGTGCTGCAGGAGAACATACAGCATCTAGCCTATACCAGTACGGTAAAGCAGCAGGATTATACAGTGAAACATTAGGTTACATGCTCGGCCCAATAAAAGCATTGGGTACTAATATAATATCATTAGGAAGAGGCGCTGGCGATGCTCAAAGAGCATTCATGGAGATGCTCCAAGTCAGCGATGACCAAAGAGCAATGTTTGCTCGTTTGGGCATGTTTCAAGAAGATTTAATTGCTAGACAAGCAGATTATGTAGCACAACAACAAGCAGCTGGTATCAGTATCAGGAACATGAATACTGATATGCAAAGTTTGCGTAAAGCAAGCCTTGACTATGTAAGAAGTTTATATGACTTGAGTGCATTGACCGGTCAATCAATCGAACAAGAAAGAGAAAAACAAAAAGAGGCTGTTTACGAACGTAGATTAATGACCGAAATGTTCGCTAAACAAGCGGAAGCTGCTCGCTTAAGAAGAGAAGCCGATCAAGCTGAAGCGTTAGGCACTCCGGAAGGTTTAGAAGAGGCAAGAAGAAAACGCGGTGAAGCGGCAGCGTTAGATAGACAAGTTCAGGCACAAGAAAAATTAATAAGATCATTAAGCGAATTGCCAAAAGAAATGCGCGATGGCATTATCGGGGCAATGACAACAGGCGGTATAGTTAATGAAGGTGCAGAAGTACTAGCACGCCAGGGTGTTCTTGATGACATCTTAGAAATAACAAGTAACCTAAAAGAACGTGCGGAAAGAGGAGAGCAAGTCGATCCAGAAATGGAAGCCCAACGCATTATGCAATTGATCGGTGAGGGTCAAGCACAAAATGCTGAAGTATTAAAAAATGCATTGTTAGTAGGCGGCGACGAACTTGCTAGAAAATTAGGTTTTAGTATCAAAGATATAGAATTTGCTAGAGATCAATTAGGTAGAGATCGCCCAGCAGAACTTGAAGCAGCCAGACGTAGAAGAGAAGCAGCAGAAGCCGGAGGTCAAGATTTAGTTTCTGATACTGCCGCAAGATTGCAAGGACTTTCTATCGCATTAAATCAAGCCGGAGAAGAACTAACTGCTGCAACTAGTCCCTTTATTCAAGGATTTAATTTAGTAACAAATGAATCTGTAAGAACAGCAGGTGCAATACAATCTTTAGGAGAAGCTGCTGTTGATGCTATTGGTAAAATAGCCTCAACAACACAGGGTTTGTTACAAAATGCAGCAAATGCAAGTGATAAATTTTCAGGAATACCAACTCAAGGAGGTAGCAGTACAATAGGACGTAGACTCCCTGTTGATCAACAGGGTACAACACCTTCGCCTGTCGCACCAGTTGCAGCCCCTACCACACAAGAAACACAACCTCCTACTACACCAGCTGATACTACGCAGGTTGCGCCTACTGCCACAGCTACACCTGTACCTACATATGCCCCTATCACTGTTGAAACAAATTTAGGAAATAGAATCACATTAAATGCAGGTGCTGTTGGAAAAATTGCAGGACAAATTAAAGAAGGAAAAAATAGAGACCAATTAAGAGGGGAAATAAGAAAATTAATTGGTAACAACACAAATTATAATCAAGCAACTATTGATAAAATTATTGATAAAGTTGCTGAAGTTGCAAATTTACCTAAACCAGCTGGAAGTGCCGCAACAGCTACACCGACTACACCTGCAGCACAAGTTCCGACACAAGTACCAGAAGCTGTGCCGACTACACCTGTAACGGAAGTTCCGACACAAGTACCAGAAGCTGTGCCGACTACACCTGTAACGGAAGTTCCGACACAAGTACCTACAGTAGCACCGTCTACTACCAATGCTCCACCGGTAACTGGTGCAAGACCTGAACCAGCTACAGTTGCTAGACCTAGCCCAACTGCTACAGGTACACAAAGACCTCGAGTAACAACACCTGCCGCCGGCACTGTTGCACCTAGAGATTTAGACGTATCAACTCCTAAAGTAATTGATACTGTAAGCTCAGAACAACGTAATTGGCAAAATCGTGAAAATGAGTTACGTAATCGTTTAAGCGATATGGTGCGTAATAAAAAATCAATCACTAAAGATCAAGCAAATCAGATTTTAGATTACTATGATACATTAAAAGATAAGCCAGGTGCTATACCAACTGTTGATCAAATTATTCAGAATTCTGGAGCGTTGCGTAGACCTACTACGGCGACAACAGCGCCAGTCAATACAAATGGCGCCCGCCCAGAAGCAGCACCTAGAGTACAGGCAAATTTACGTAGACCTAGAGAGGTAACTCCGCCGGCTGATTTAGCAAGAAGAGCTGGATATAGAGAAACATTACCTGGTAATGTTAATACTTCATTACCTGAAATGATAGAAGCAGGATTGCCACCAAGCGCATTACGCGGCAGCGGTATACAAGAACCGTTAGGGGGCGACAGAGATCCAGGAACATTTGACACGCACGGCGAAGGTGCTCAAATCGATCCAAGATTATTGACTGCTGTAAATCAATTAGTAGCAATGTCAGGAAGCGGAGCTGCTCCGTTTAAGATTTCGCATTTGACAGCACTTAATGACTATTATCATAACGTGAATTTACCGGGTAGTCAACATACAAAAGGTAGAGCGGTAGACTTTAAATTAGACTTGCCGCCGGGACAAGAAGCACCTAGCGAAAGACAATTTCAAGAACTATCAAATTTCATGAAAGGAACTTTGGGTTTTGATGTCGTAATCAACGAATATAAACAAAAATCAAGGGGATGGAACGGTCCTCATATTCATGCTCATTTTAATGACCCAGAAACAACAATGATGGGAGGGGACAATTATCAAGCACCTACTGATATGCTACAAGCAGCATTAGGTGGAATAGCATCAGGACCAAAATCAGGTTTCCCCATTATGCTGCATGGTAATGAAATAATTGTTCCATTAGATCCAAACAGCATACTTGCTGATTTAGGAAAAAAATCGCAGGAACAAATCAAAACAGAGATGTCAACTTTCGATAAATCTGTTGCTACAGAGAAGTTAGATACTACGATGTTTAGAGATATAGCAAGACAGAATCAGCAATTGATGGAAATGTTAGGAATTAAATTGGATAACGTAATTAATAAACTAGATACGGGTAATGATACTCAAAGCAAGATATTGCAATACAGTCAGGCATAACAATAAATACTTAATAACCTAAAATAATATTATGCCATATAAAAGAAAGTTTATAAACAAATCGGGTATTAGCAGCCCAATATCAGGCGCCAATAGTAATAGTGGTGCTTGGAATGGCGGTCCAGGGCAAAACAATAGTAGTACTGATGGCTGGAATAATAATGATTTTGGTTATAAAAATTACATGTCACGTTTGCCTGAAGTTTATACAGGTCATCCGAACAGAATTGAACGTTATAATCAATATGAAATGATGGATGTTGATGCTGAAATTAACGCATGTTTAGACATCATCAGCGAATTTAGCACACAGAAAAACGAACATAATAAAACACCATTCAATTTACAGTTTAAACTTGATCCTACACCACATGAAATCAATATTTTAAAAGAACAGTTACAGCAATGGTGTAAACTAAACGAGTTTGATCAAAGAATTTTTAAGATGTTCCGTAACGTAATCAAGTACGGAGATCAAGTATTTGTGCGCGATCCAGAAAACTTTAAGTTATACTGGGTCGATATGGTTAAAGTAATTAAAGTCATTGTCAATGAAAGTGAAGGTAAACTTCCAGAACAGTACGTATTAAAAGACTTAAACATTAATCTACAAAACTTATCGGTAGCACAGAAAACAAATACTGATTTTGCTGCTAATCCAGCAACAGGGCTAGGTGGTACAGGTGGGGGCACTAATACTCCATACACGGTACCTGCTATGCCATATAATACGTCTGGTAGCCGTTTCACATTAGGTCAGAGTGAAAGTGCTATCGACGCGAAACATATAGTACATCTAAGTTTAACAGAAGGACTTGATCGTTTCTGGCCTTTCGGTCAGTCCATATTAGAAAACATTTTCAAAGTTTACAAGCAAAAAGAACTATTAGAAGATGCTGTATTGATATATCGTGTACAACGTGCACCAGAACGTAGATTGTTTAAGATTGACGTTGGTAATATGCCAAGTCACATGGCTATGGCTTATGTTGAACGTATTAAAAATGAAATACACCAACGTAGAATTCCATCAGTTTATGGTGGTCAATCAATCGTAGATGCTACATATAATCCACTGTCAATGAACGAAGATTACTTCTTCCCAGTCACCGCAGACGGTCGCGGATCATCAGTAGAAGTTATGCCAGGCGGACAGAATCTAGGTGAGATTGACGACCTACGTTATTTCAATAACAGATTAGCACGTGGTTTACGTGTACCAAGCAGTTATTTACCAACTGGTCCAGACGATAGCCAAACACCATTAAGTGATGGTCGTGTTGGTACAGCGATGATACAAGAATACCGCTTTAATCAATATTGCGAAAGATTACAAAGTTATATCGCTACAAAATTAGATGA